TTAAAGTTCTAAATTAAAGTTCTAAATTAAAGTTCTAAATTAAAGTTCTAAATTAAAGTTCTAAATTAAAGTTCTAAATTATCTACCAAATCCATTGCGTCGTAGATTACCTTTTTAGTTTCTTCAACTTCAGGTTCTTTCCGCATAAATGACAAGGCTTGCGTAGTGCTGTCAACTTGGTCATCATGTTCTGCATTAGGAAAAGCCGATAATTCTTCTATGTAATCAAATAACCAAGGTGCGTTTTCAGGAAGTAACACCTTGCCTGCCTCTATTGATGGAGTAACTGAATTAGCTCTCGCTACCTTATTGACATCAACCTTAACTGGAAATACAGGTATTCGTGTATTGCGCTGCAGTTCCTGTATAAGAGATTGTCCGCTGGCTTTGTCCTCAACTATAACAACATCCGGTAAATCCCGGTCATAGAGAACTTGTACTGTCCGCTTCAATTCAGGAAACTCTACCTTCTTTCTCCAGACATCTTTGAGATAATAACCATTTTTAGTTTCTCCCCAAACCGTACAAACAGAGTAATCATTTTGCGACTTATCCTTAAAAGCTGTGTCCCAACTATGGATTACTCTATTATATGAAGGCTCCTCTTTATAAAATCGCCACCATTCACGCTTTATAATCTGTCCTTCAGCTATAGTTGGCTCTCCTTGGTAAAGAGAAGTAAATGCTCTGCTTCCGACTGATGACTGAATTTTTTTCAATACGTCTATTGGATACCTTTCAGGCCACAATGCCTTATCGTCATCTATTGCTTTAAAATGTAATACTGTCCATTGGTCTGCTTCAGGGTCTTTTTGTTGATTTAACAACCTGCCTACAAGGTCGTCTTGATGCCACCTTGTCATTACTATAATTATAGCTGCATTTGGCTCGGCTCTTGTCCTGAATACCTTTTGATACCAATCCCAAACCTTATCTCTTATTGTCTGACTAGCGGCCTCTTCTTCATCTTTCACAGGGTCATCTATAATGCCTACATTGAAACCTCTACCCGTCAAACCACCACCAATACCTACTGCATAATAAGACCCACCTTGTTTAGTGCCCCATTCGTGAGCTGCTTGGCGTTCAGGTACTACGGATTCTTGACCTGCCCTCTCGGGACGATAATGAATATCGGAAAAAAGCATCTGCATCTCTGAAGAAACAAATATGTCTCTGGCTTGTCTTGAATGTGCCAAGGCTATGGATTCAGCATAGCCAGCCTGGACTATATAATCTTTCGGATGTCTCGCCAGATACCAACAGGGAAAACGAAGAGAAACTAACTCTGATTTTCCATGCCTCGGTGGCATCAATACTATCAGTCTTTTAAGTTCGCCTTTGTCGATGGATTCCAGCGCCTCTGATAAAGCTAAAATATGAGGTGGAGACTGATATTCAGAAAAGGTATATTCACAAAAAGGTATCAATTCTTTACGAGCTGCCCGTCTCTTTATCAATTCCTTGGCTGCGTCTATTCTCGATAATTGCGTAGAGTTCGTCATCTGATAATTCTGTTGCTCTGCCGATATTGCCACTATGTTCTACCTCCTGCCGCTCTGTATAGCCCCGTCCTTTGCCTTGAGTTTTGAGATAAAAAATTATTGATACTGTATCGCCGTTCTTTATTTTCTCAAACAATTTGCTTTCAGTAAAGTCCACCATTGACTCTTTGGCTTCATGAACTGCATCCTTGACTGACTGAAATTCAGCAGCATAACGTTTAACAGTAGAGTATGAAACACCAGCTTTGTGAGCAGCCATAGTTAAAAGCCCCTTTGTTTCCTTGAGGGCTTTGATTATTCCTTGAGCTGTATCTGCTCTTTTTTTAGACAGTCCATTAGTATCAAAATCAGCCATCGTTCACTCTCCAAAGTTTTTAAATAAGTTATTAAATAAGTTTTTAAATAACTTTATAAACGGCTCCCCCATCTCGCCATTTGCCCTCGAATTTTAAGAAAAGGAGTTAACTTAAAATCCGCCTCAGCCCTAAATAGCTATTAAAAACAAAATGCGCCTCCTTTTTGTTGAAAGCACATTTTATCGACCTTACGTCCTATATTTATAGAATTATACCATGTATTTTTATTTTTGCAAGCGTTTTTAACTATTTTATTGCTTTTTCTTTATTTTTCTCCTTTCGTTTTAAAATCTCAATAAAATCCCTTATTGTCATATCTGGTGTAAGGTATAAATTAAAAATTAACTCAATGTCTGATTCTTCCCCTTTTTCATAGTTATTATCTTCTTTTATTTGTGCCTCCTTTTTCGGCGTTAATACTTCTTCTCTAAATTTTTTAGAACGAAGATTAGTAGTTTTGAAGCATTCCCATTCTTCTTTAAAAATATTCATAAAATAATCACTATTGTCTAATACTTTAAAAATTTTTGATACTAATTTTTCTTCTTTTCCTTCCCACCCTCTTACTGCCCATTGGCAATAAAGTTTTGCTATCATTCGTAATTCTTTTTCCATCTTATACCTCCTCAAATGGTAATAAATTTATTTTCCTCCATTTTTTTATGTTTTCTTTTTTCTGTTTTCTACGCACATCACCCCTGCATTCCCTACAATATTTTTGACATCTTCCTGTGGGTATAAACTCCTCTCCACAAATTAAACAAACTTTAGTTTTCATACATTTGTGGACAACTAAACTTAAGCCCAAATCCTCTTTTATTTCATTATATTTTTCTAATATCGTTTTATTGCTTAGATGTTTTCTTGCTTTCTTATATTCTTTTTCAAAAACTTTTCCTGTGCGCATACAACGTTCTGCTCTAATAATTAAGTTTGTCTTTTTTAGCTTCCTTGCTCGTTCTCGCAGTTCTCTGTTATGCCCGGTGTAATAGTCTTCTGTTTTGTTGTTGTTCATTCCAACTCTGTAACCTTGTATTGTTAATTGGTTCATTTCTCGCCCACTAATTCAGGGTTTTCAACAACCATTAAATTCTTCCAATCAGGCAAGTCTAAAACAAAATCTCCACCACCTTTTTCCTGTAAGGTAAACATTCCACTTACGAACTTAACAATATATTTTTCTTCATAAACTCCGTAAGCAGGGTCATCTCTTGCAATTTGATAAGGGTCTATAATTGTGTCTCTCTCATATATCTCATTTTTATCTTTATCCAATTCGCCTATAAATTGTCCAACTGTTTTAGGGTCAACTATGTAATAATCGTGTTCAAAATCTCCTGCAACCTCTAACCAAAAATAAGTCCAAATCATTGTTATATCTGCATAATCTTCTTTATTTGTTCCTCTTAATAAATCACCATATACCCACTCTCCATTATCAATTCTCCTTCCTCTAAACTTTATTTCTCTCATTTCCCACCTCCATATAAAAGACTTAATGCCAATGTGATCACTACTAAAATTACACCACCAATAATAATTAAATCCATTAGACTTGCTGTTCTCATGTCTCCTCCTTTTTTAATAATTTTTCTACTTTTATTTTATAATCTTCATATAAATTTTCCAGTTCTTCTTTGGTAAACTTCTTGGCTATCTTTGAGTTTGCCAATTTTCTTTCCCACCAATCAAGCCCATTTTCCCGGATTAGTTTTGTAATAAACTCTTCATAGTTGCCGTGCTTCATTACATTACAAGCATAACACTGAGGTCTTATTATTTCCTCATCAAATAGTCGGTTGTTAGTTCTGCCCCCAAGTGCGTGGCCTGCCTGTGCGTCTTTCCAAAAGATTTTCTTTCCACAAGTATAACACTCTACAAAACCGTCCTTATCTCGTGCTTTAAGTCTAATATATTTTGATAACATTGCCCAAGTTTTGTCTTTAAGGATTTTCTTTGGTGAACGTTTATGCTTCATTTATACCTCTTTCAACAAATCTGTATCTTCTGCAATTTGTCCCTGTATAAAATCCTTTCTAGTAAGTGGAGAGTAATTTACTTCCACTTCATGTACCTTTTTCCGTTCCTCTATTATCTTCTTAAGACTTTTACGAGGCCGTTTTTCACCTTCAATACCTGCAAGTTTTACCAAGTCTTTCCAAGACATATTTTTAGTATATTGTTTTTCAATACTTAACCAATGTTGAGCAACTCCAATACATTCTTTTAAAAATCCAACATGCTTTTTAATTGCTTTTGCATAAAGTTCTAAAGTCTTTTCATCTCCTGCAAAATCTCCTAATTCTTTAGCAATCGTTAACTTAAATTGAACTTCTGCATCTCTGATTGCGAAACTTCCTTCGGTATAAAAATCTTTGAATTCTTCTTTAGTCATTTCGCGCCTTCCTTAATTCTTAATTCTTTTAATTCCCGTTTAAGTTTTTCTACCATATTTCCCACTTCAGTATCCATCCTACGAAGTTGCTTTATACTCGCAGTTAATCTTACATGCCATTGCCATACTTTCTCTAATTCTCTTTCCTTAATTGTTATTTTATTATTCATTGTTTACCTCTTTTAAAAAATTTAATATATGATAAATCTCATCGAAACTTAAATCGTTCACCCTTATTTGCCATTCAGGTGCTGTAACATCGGCATAAAGTTTATTCTTGTTTATTATTATATTATACGCAATCTGCACGACTTCGCCAATTTTAGATTCAGGAACTATTAAGACCTTTTGATTGTTTGAAAGGAAATCTTTTAAATAAGTTAATGCTTCTTCTCTTAACTCATCAAATCTTTTTAGCATCATTTGCCTCCTTTAAGGTTTGATTCTTTAAACTAATTTCTTTTAATAAACTTCCCTGCCACCTTTCCGACACCTTCTTTTGTGTATCTCCTGTAATTCCTGTCATTCGTGTTATGTAGTTTGACCAAAAAACTTGCCAATTCGGTACATAACAACCCTGAATAACTTTCTTCTTTTTGTCCTTTTGATACCTTAATTTTCTGTGTTTGTCAAATACTACAAAGTCTGGTTTCGGTGGCTCTGTATTTGTCCTTATAAACTCGGTCATTTTTTGAGTATCTTCTTCAAATGATTTTATAAGTTTGGAGTCGTTTAAAAACAACGAAAACTCTGCAACTGTTAGGTCGTCTTTCGAGATGTAAAGAAGTCTCGCCTCCGGAAGTCCCGTTGCTCTCATTTCCGCAAAAGCTTGGAGTCTGTGATGAGGATAGGCTTCTTTAAGATAATCTTTTTTTGACCAGAACACCATTGAGTTTATAGACTTAATTTCATAAACTAAATCGTTCAGTCCGTTTGGGTATTTTTCTGAAAGATTTTCTACAAGTTTTTTAGCAATCCGTTCTAAATTAGGCATTAGTTCAAATAACATATTCTTTTTTAAGTCTTCTTTGACCCTTGACCAATCAGGTTTTCCACCGGCAATGAAATCAGGCTTTACACTAATTGCTAAAGTCTTAGAGTCTTCAGGTATCTGATACCATTTATTGTCATGTTTTAACAGGCCCGATGACATTAAGACAAAACCCACGATTCTTTCAAAGAGATTTCCTGCCTCAAATTTTCTTAAAGTCCTTTCGTTATAAGGAAAGTCAGGTTCTATCGCAGTCATTTTCAGGTAGCGTTCATAGTAATTTTTGCCCAAGTCGCTTGCCCACATATGAGTACGAGGTTTTAAAGTTCGTTCTCTTGCTAAAACTAATTCTTTATTCCACACTTCTTGTACAGACCAATTGTTCATATCTTTACCTCAAAAGAACCATTCCACTTCTGTTCTTGGAGAATTTTACTTAATCTTTCGCCTGATGCTTTAAGTGCCGGTTCAATTTCGTTGAACCACAAATCTGCTGGGATTAATGAACTACCCTTCAATGAGTTTTCTAAAAAAGCAAATTGGTAGTTTCCATAATCAAGCATAATTACAGTAGAATTTTCTGAGCCTACAAAAAAACGAGGTTTGCCCTCCAGATACTCTTCGGGCGTTTCATCTGCCGTTAATACATTTTCCCAGCCGTCAACTCTTACATACCTTTTCCCTTTAATCATTCCGTTTTCACCATTCCCGATAATTTTTGTTAAATGAAATATTGCTGTTTTCATTGCTGCCTCCTTTGTTTTATTTATTTTTTTAAAAAGAAATTTATAATGTATTCCATCGATTTCTCTTAATATTTTTGTAAAATCTAAATCAAGAAAATAATCGCTTTGCTTTATTACTTCTGGTTTCATATTTGCCTCCTTTATAAAATTTTGTTTAACTCTTTAACATATTTTTTATCAAGCCCTGTCATTAAGAAACTTCCAAACCCCTCATACAGAAATGTTATCGGTTTCCGATTTAAAATCAAAATCTCCTTTAGTTTGCTAATAGTTAATTTGTAGCGTTTTGTTCCAATGCTTACTATGATGTCTGCTTTCATTTATGCTTCCTTAAATTCGCCCGTTTTGTTAAAGTCTAAATTTATCCAACCTGATAATGTTCCGTATGTCTGGTTTTTTAAAATCTTGTACTTAAAACTAAACGATTCTCCTTCTTCTTGCCTGTCTATAAAAATTACACTCGTAGCGGTTTGTTCAATTTCTCCCGAATCCCTTATTTGACTCAAGTCTGGTTCTTCAGGTTTTGTACGATTCATTTGACTCATAACAACTACACAGCGCTTTTTAGAAACCTCTTGTCTAATTCGTCTTGCAATAGCTCCGATTTCTGCATTTCTGCCGAGTCGTGAATAATCTTTATCTCTTAAAAGTTGTATGTAATCTATAAAAACTACATCAAAATCGTGCGCATCTATCCAAGAAATTATGTCCGAGAAGTCATTTGAGCTTTGATAAAAATAAAAGTTTTTGAACTTCTTTTGTTTTAAAAGCTCTCTTCCCATATTCCACCATTCTTGTTTGCGAATGTCTATGTCATAAATCGAAATGGCCTTGCTTCCGAATTCCCAATTTAGAAGTCTAATCATCATTTGCTCTTTGCCCATTTCAAGACTTATATATCCTATTTTCGCACCTTGTAATAGAAAGTCTAAAGTCAAGTTTATAGCCATTTGAGTTTTACCTGTTGAAGTTCTGCCGGCGATATAAATACATTCTCCTCTAATAAAAGGAATTCTGTGAGTCAGTATTCTGAGATGGTCTGAATAGAATCGTTTTGACTTACTAATTCGTTCAAAATCTTCCGGAGTGAATAAGTCTGAAAATGTTACATCGTTTCTGAAAATCAGTTTGTCTAATTCAATACTTTTTTTCTTGGCTTCCTCAAGTTTGCCTTCATCTGCTAACTGCTCAATTTCCATTCCAATAACTTTTGCCCTTCTGTTTAAAGATTTTATTTTTACAATTTTTACATAATAGTCTAAATTTGCAGGTACGCAATTTGCCATTAAAGCCATAAGGTAGTCTCTTCTGCCTGCAATTGAACTCACATTTGCTAAATCAAGCGGATCTCCCTTTTTGTTTATATTTAACATTATTTTGTAAATTTCCTTATTGCCTATATCCTCAAAGTCGTTTGAAGTTAAAATATTTTTAACTCGATCAAGTAAAACATCTTCAAATAATAGAGAACCTAAAACCTGTCTTTCCGCTTCCTCATTGAACTGCGTTTCCTGTAACATCGTAAAAGCCTCCTTTTGTTTGTTTCTTCAATGCAAAGTCTTTAAAAAAGTTCTTAAAAGTCGCTCTCGGATTTTTATTCTTCTTATTTTTATAAGGCCCTTCACAGTATAGCATAAAACTTTCCGTTGTGTCAAGTAATTCAGCCTCTGTTATTTTTCTTGTTTTCAAAATACTGCTAACAAGGGCAAAATCTTTTTCTTCATCAAAAGGATAGATTTCAATTTTTTGAAGTTCTTTTAAAATTGGAGCGTATGTTTTATCTTTTAAGTCTTTAAGTTCTTTACTATTCTTAATTAGTTGCCCTTTGTTTGCCCTTTGTTTGCCGCTTTGTTTGCCGCTTTCTAAATCATTACATTGATAAACCTTGTAGTTTACTATCTTTATTAGAGTATTTTTGTTTGTCGTTTCCTTTGCCAGAAATTGCCATTTTTCCAATTTGTTAATTGCAGTTCGTATGCTCTTAATTGATACATCTTTTCCACAATGTTTTTTGATAGATTTTATAGAAGTTACAAATTCTCCCTTTTCTGCAGAATAGATTTTTCCCTTCCATTCCCATTGATGTGGCTTGTAGTTTGCCAATAAAAGACAGGTCAACATCACATCTCTCTGTTTGGAAGTCAAATCGCGATACATGTCGCTATTAAGAAGTTTGTAATAGATTTTTATCCAACCGCCATTCATCTTTAACCTCCTTACAGGTTTGAGGGGTTGGCAGTTGGTAAGGCAACCAACCCCATCAATCATGATAACAGATATTCATTATAAGTCAAGTCTTTTAAGAGTTTTAATTTTCTTTTCTTCTTGATCCATTCTGAAGTCTATGTTTTCAATAACTTTCAAAAGTTCGTTTTTCTGTGCTTTCAAATCTAAAAGTTTTGTAATATGTTTTCTTGTAAGACTCCCGGTGGTTTTAAGGCCAGGAGATATATCAATAAAGGAGGAATTATTCACTAGTAACCAATGCCTTCAGTCTTTTGACATTATCTTGAATTGAGCATTGAATATCTTCAAGAGAACAACCTGAATTTGCTTCAAGGTCAACAATTATCTCGTCCAATTCATTGAACCAACCAATTTCAGAGTTTGTATAAAGATTTACGATAGTTTCATTATCTTTCTCGTTGAAAACTCGAATCTCATAACTTGTGAATGCTTTACAATTTGGAGATTCTTTAAATCTTTTTTCACTTATTTTTATACTTTTAACTCTCATTAAATCTATGTTATTCATCTCGCACCTCTTCCTCAACAGGCTCTTCAAAATCATAACTGCTTTTATATTCTTTAGACTCCTTCACGATAGTTTGAATCCACTCTGGGATGTCATTTGTCAGTTCGTCTTCTATTGAGTAAAATTTTAACGAACTTTCAGGTTCTAAAGACTTCGTGCCTTTTGGAAGTGCCATTATAGCGCCGACATTTGCATACGTATTTTCTCCACTTACATTCCAAACGATTTGTAGCTGACAGGTCTTGGATAAAATTTGATGCAGATCAAAACCTGCTTTGCGTTCCTCGTCAGTAAATCTTTTTGACAACCATGATTCAAGGTCTTTTGTTAGGTTCGCTTTTCTGTGAAGACTTAATGTGTACTGTTTTGAAATGGTCATTGGAAAATCCTTTTCATCTTTTTTGATTCGCTCGTCTGGAACTTCCCAACTAACTAATACCTTGTGAATCTCTTTGTTGTCAAACCTTACTTGTATTTGTGTACCTAAATCATACACGCCAACACACACACCCAAATGCACGCCCTCTGAAATAAGGACTCTGTCATCTTTTGGTTCTTTTGCTATTAACATAACTGCCTCCTTTTTAAATAACTTTATTCCGGATATACCGGACAATTAAATATTCCCTGATACCTTCAACTACTTTCCAAAAAGTTACATAATGGAAATACAACGCCCATACGATAAACAAACCTATACCAATAATAATACCAAACGATAGACTGATTGCCATTGTGATAATGTCTATCATAATCTCGCCTGCAGTTCCATTTCTAAATCACCTATTGAAAATGCTTTTTCAGACATTCGTTTCCAATTGTCTGGATTTAACATGTCGTCTATAGTTCTGGGTCTCTTCTTAAAATCAATTGTAACAAGTTTAAATCTGAATGTGTCTTTAATTATCACTTCTGCATATTTGAATTGAAAGTGAGGATAAATTTTAATAACATTCTTTTTAGTAATTGTATAGTTTGATTCACCTCTGGTTTTCATTTCGTTAATGTCTTGTTGATTCATCTCTTACTACCTCCTTTATTATCTTGCATTTCTTTATTCTAAATTTCCCATCTGTTGCATATGGTATCGCCACGATGTCTTTTGCTGTGAATTCTACTTCAAGAATTTTTTGGGTATCAACTTCTTTTTGTTTTTCGCACCAATTTAATGTAGCTACATTTATCCCTTTTGCACAAAGTATTCTTTCATCAGTTTCAAAATCTTTTTCTTCTACGGTTTTGCCAATTTTATACACAAGTTTGCCATAGTAAATACCCTTATTGTTTTCGTTTATAAGTTTGTATGCCCTTATTTTTCCTTTAACTGCCTTGAGAATGTCAAGTTGAGGATAGGGAAAATTTTTTGTTTTGTCTATATTTTTGGCTCCAGAAAGGTCAGCTCTAATAAGGTCAGCTTCAGAAAGATCAGCTCCAGAAAGGTCAGCTCCAGAAAGGTCAGCTCCAATAAGGTTAGCTCCAAAAAGATTAGCTTCAGAAAGGTCAGCTCCAGAAAGGTCAGCTCTAATAAGGTCAGCTTTAAAAAGGTCAGCTCCAAAAAGATTAGCTTCAGAAAGGTTAGCTCCAGAAAGGCCAGCTCTAATAAGGTCAGCTTTAGAAAGGTTAGCTCCAAAAAGGTTAGCTCCAGAAAGGCCAGCTCCAAAAAGGTCAGCTCCAGAAAGGTCAGCTCTAGAAAGATTAGCTCCAGAAAGGTCAGCTCCAATAAGGTTAGCTCCAAAAAGATTAGCTTCAGAAAGGTTAGCTCTACTTCCTCCTTCTCCCTGTAACCACTTTAAATGGTCTGCTAAAACATTTTTTAATTCTTTTGTATTCATCTTATACCTCCTTTTGCTTTTGTAATCTCGTCAATCACCTTGAAATTCGTCCCTGACAAAGTGTGATAATTAAAGATTAACTTAGTTCTGTGATATTTTCTGACCTTGTTTTTGAGTTCTCTTTTCTCAATTGGAATAAAGAACTCGTCCTTGTCTTGTGTGAATACAGTTGAACCCATCATTCCGTAAGAAACTTTACTTACTTTCACGATTTCTTCCATCTGTTGCCTCCTTTGTTATTTAATGATTACTTAATTATAACAGTTAATTTTTGCGTGTCAATAGCAAAAGCAAGATTTTTAAGAAATTATTGGATTTTCTTTTTCTGATGTTCTTTCCTCGATGCGTTTTGTAGTAATTTCTGTTGTATTCTTCTACATGAGTCGGATGTAATAATTTCCATTTATGATTATAAATTGCTCTTTGTTCTTTATGGTTTTCATACCATTCTTTGAAATATTCTTTTTGTGTCATGTTCCACCTCCTACTCCCCATTATAGTAGAAAATATTTAAAAATCAAGTAGCAATAAAACTCTCAGCTTTTTAGAGCAAAAATCCTTGTTTCTCTAAAAATACGAAATATAAATGGTTTAAATGCTATGTTTCTTTGCCCTTGTTTTTCCATTTTTCTAAAACCTTTTTTTCAAAAAAATACTTTCTGTTTTTTGAAGAAAATCTAAAACCTTTTTTTCAAAAAAATACTTTCTGTTTTTTGAAGAAAATCTAAAACCTTTTTTTCAAAAAAATACTT